CGAGGTCAATACCAAAGGTGTGTCCTGCTCCATATATAACATATAGAAGATCAGTAAGTGCATCTGCGATGTCAACCATATTTCGGTCTGCCACTGCATCTGACAACTCATCGAGTTCTTCTGCTATGAGTTCGAGGCGGAGTTCTCGTGTATCAAAATCAGGCCACGTAGGTTCTACTTCTACTCTCTGCCCGAATGCTTCCATGAAATCTCCAACCTTTTCAAAATTGCTTGTTTTTGTCATATCTTATGCTCCGTATCTAGCGTTTCCTCTTAGTGCAAAATAAAGAGCACCTACATATAAACTAACATGTAAGTAATCTTTCCAAATAACATCCCACAAACTTGCAGGTGCTATTAACCATATAACTCCTGTAACTACACATGTCATTGTGATAGCACTAAACCTTGTAATTAAGTCGCCAATATTCCATGCAACTGCTTTCCAAAAATTACTTAAACCTTTATGCCAGGGAACAAGACCTATAAGTCCTCCGAGTATAAGTCCGATAGCTGAACCTATTTCTCCCCAAGTTACAAACCACCATACTATATATGGTAAGTTCCAGGCTTCTGCAACTGCACCGTCAACAGGCCACTTACTAATTCCTTGTTGAAAGAACATTGCACTTAGCGGTATTCTCAAAAAGAATGTAGCTAAGGGTGCTTCGACCTTTGGTATCTTAAATTTTTTCATTCTTTTGCCTTTCTTGTCTTCGTTTCTCTCTTAATTTTGCTGCTTGCTTTGCTTGATTTCGGGTCTCGCTCGGCTTTTCAAAATACTCTCTGTCCTTGAGTAATGCTAAATCTTCTTTTGTTTTACGCTTTAGCATACGCAGAGCAGTATTGATGTTATTGTTTCTTACCTTTATTTTCAAAGATCCTCCTAACAGTCCGGATCAAAGTCATGCCACTCATCCATCTCTGTGGGTTCATAGTAGCTTTCTTCATCAAAGTAGTCATCTCCTGCATCAAAATCCAAAGATTCAAAGTCTAACTCCTTTTCTTCCTCTTCGACTTCTAGTATAATTGCTTCTAGTTCTTTGTCTAGAATTGCGTATCTTTTATTTGTAGAAGATGTGTTCATTTATTTTCACCGTCGTAGTTTTACTTCTTGCCCAGCTAGGCTGTTTAATATAATTTGCATGATACCAGAGTGCTCCTTCTGTTATATCAGGATAACCTCTCACATATACTGTTATTGCAAGATCAGATGCTTCTCGAAATCGTATCTCATCACTGGGATAGTCGATCTCTCCATCACAGTACCAACTAAATTGACACCGATGAAGACGTTCACCACCTTGCATAACTACATCGCAAACTGTGTTTGGAAATCGGGGAGAGTCTACACGATTCATTGTAACTTGTCCTACAGCTAATCTACCAGCAAGAGGTTGATTTCTACTTTCAAAGTAGATATTCCGAGCAAGACAATCTAGTTCTTCTTTGAGATCTTGTGCCGATGCTGATTCTGTGTAGAGAAGTGCTCCAACTAAAAGAATTGCTTTTGTGGCCGTTTGAAATGCCATCCTTCCCTCCTGAGTCGAAGAGCCTGTGTTCTACAAGAGTTAGCACTCCTGCCTGGGAGCAACTTTAAAAGCTCATGGGCACCAGCAACCATATAATAGTTGTTAGTCAATATTTGCTTTTCCTTGTAAGACCAAGGTTCTTGTTTGTAGTTTCTCATAAAATTTCTCTTTTTGAACGAATATTATACGCAATCTGACCTCGGAAGTCAAGTATTATTTTTAACCTTCTTTACAAACTAATAAAAAATAGTTCTTGACTTCGATGTTTGCATGCTGTATAATATCCTTTAAATGGAATTTTTAACTTTAAAAAGTGAATAAAAATAGGAAATGTCCATGATAACACCAGAATTATTCTTGATATTAGCCTCTTGTATAGTAGGAGCCGTGTGGACTTCTTACAAGACAGGGCTACGTTCAGGTATAGAAGCAACACTAACCCAGCTCGAAGATGCTGGAGTTATAGAATTTGACTCGGAGTAATGGTGAGCGAAGCAAGTGTTGAGCCTTCGATAATAGCGTTGGCTTTAAGAAAAGAGATCGAGTTTGCAGAAAAACTTGTAAAGCCCGGAACAAAGGGTGATGTCCAATCGGCAATACGATGGATGACAGTGCGAATGCAACAACTAGAGAATGAAGGTCGGAGCACCTCTAACGCCCAAATGGAAGACGATAACAACTTTTGAACGCCGAAAGGGTTCACAGAAGCATACCGAAAGGATGCTAAGGAGAAACCAATGAACAATCTAGCAAGATTGAATATGGCAGACTTCCCGAAGTTTTTTCTGGGGTTTGACCGTTTTGAAAACTTTAACCACAATGTAGATGCTCAATACCCTCGCTACAACGTAGTGAAGAAAGTAGGAGGCTATAGAGTAGAACTGGCAGTTCCAGGATGGAATAAGTCAGACATTGAAATATCTTTACTTAAAGATGTTTTAACCATTAAGGGGTTATGTAAGCAACAAACGGAAAACAAAGAAGAGTCGTATATGTACAAAGGATTGAGTGGAAAAGAGTTCACACGTACATTTACTGTGGGTTCTAACATCCAACTCAATAAAGCTTACATGAATAAAGGTCTACTCTGTATTGATCTAGACGAGATAGTTCCTGAAGAGGACAGACCAAGGGTTATAGACATCGAGTAAAAAATGAAAAAAGTAAAAGAGTACCTAGCTAATTGCGACGGTTATCTTTGTGAGGCACTATGGAGCTATGCAGTTCTATTTAGTGTCCTTATAACGGCGGCAGTAGCAAGTTAATTAGGATGGGCGGGGTCTTCCCGCCCTTTTACTCTGGAGGATACAATGGCGTTAGGATTTATCAAAGAATTAGTAGGACCAGTTACTGGTCTAGTATCAGAATTTATTGAGGATAAAGATCAAGCGAACAAACTCGCGCACGAAATAGCGACACTTGCAGAAAAGCAAGCACATCAACAAATTATGGCACAAGTTGATGTAAACAAACAAGAGGCAGCCCACAAGTCTCTGTTTGTAGCAGGATGGAGACCTGCAATTGGTTGGATATGCGGCTTGGGTATGCTATCCAACTTTATTATAGTACCCATGACAAATTTTGTATTGGCACTCCTGGAAAGCCCAGTAGTAGTGCCTCTCATAGAACTGGAAACAATGATGCCAGTTCTTCTCGGAATGTTAGGTTTAGGCGGAATGAGATCGTATGAAAAAGCAAAGGGTATCGCAAGAGAAAAGTAAAATGGCGAATGAAAAACTCCACGAGTATTGGAGTGATGATAAAAATAGAAGAGCCTCTGTACATAAGAATCAGCAAGGATTTTATGTAAAATTATTTGAAGGAGGCTTTCTTCGCGAAGTCCGTAGACTTTACAATCACTCAGAGCAGTTTGCAGAAGACTGTGCAGAAAATTTTGTACTTGGAGTTTTTAACCTATGAAGAGAAGAACGTGGCTAAGATTGAATGATAATGCATTCAACACGAGAAAAATAATGGAATCAAATACAAACCACGAACTAGAAATGATAAAACAAGCAAAAAAGAAAAGCAGAATGGATATAATTGGACAGAATGGAAACACCGGAGAACACTACGAAGACTTAAATAGAGGTAACTGGTGGGGACTTGCAGATGACTGGGAAGATGAAGACCCTCATGAAAAAAATTATAAAGTGGATGGTAGGCATCCTGAGCCAGATGCTACAGGAGCAGAAGACGACCTTCCCTCAGCCGCAGAAGACTGCGCGAAACAAAGAGGAAACTATGAGATTTGATGAACTGAGAGCACAACTAGAGTATGATGAAGGAGTAGTACGAGAGATATATTTAGACCATCTTGGCTACGCAACCTTTGGAATAGGACATCTTGTAAAAGACACTGATCCAGAGTGGGGTGCTCCTGTTGGAACAAAAGTATCTTATCAAAGAATACTTGATTGTTTTGCAGAAGATGTAGATACTGCTATAAAAGAATGTGCAGTGCTCTATAGGGAGGATTACTTTGAAGATTTTCCTGGCGAAGTTCAAGAGATTCTTGTAAATATGATGTTTAATTTAGGCAGGCCTCGTCTCTCTGGCTTTAAGAAAATGAATAAAGCTCTTAAAGAAGGAGACTGGAAAGAAGCCGCAAAAGAGGGACGCGACTCAAAATGGTACAGACAGGTTACAAAGCGTGCAGAACGCTTAATGACAAGACTCGAAAATATTTCTTGACAATAAATCCAAAACCCAGTATAATACTGGCATGAATATTTTTATACTTGACGAAGATTTGGATAAGTGTGCAGAGTACCATGTTGACAAGCACATCATCAAGATGCCGCTTGAAGCAGCACAAATGCTCTGCACAAATATGTGGATAGATAAATACTTTGGCTATGTGCCAGAGAAAGCTAGTAAAGAGCAGCTCGCACATCTGCGAGAGGTAAAGAAAAATGAACCAAGGGATTTCCCCTACCTTCCTACAATGCACAACCACCCTTGTACTATCTGGGCTCGTACTAGCCTGGATAATCACGAATGGCTACATTGTTATGCAGTGGCACTCAATGACGAATATGGATACCGATACGGAAAAAGCCATAAATCAGTGCATGATGTCATACTCAAACTACCCGAGCCAGTACACATACCACGACTGGGTCTCACTCCATTTGCACAGGCAATGCCTGATGAGCTTAAAGGAGAAGACGCAGTAGATGCGTATCGCCGATTTTATCACAAAGACAAAGCAACCTTTGCATCCTGGAAATATCGGGAAAAGCCTGTATGGTGGAATGAAGAGGAAGCCGACTATGAGGAGAGAATAACACGATGAGAGGATTAATAGTTATTGTAGCTATTATTTGTTTACTATCAGCCTGTTCTATAGATGGCGGTAGAAGTAAGTGGGACTACTATAGTCCTGAGAATGTTCGCTGTGCGGATACAGAGATAGAGTGGTGTAGACAGTATGGACCTCACATGATATGTGAGTGTGTAGCCTAATGGAGGACATAGTGAAGAGTGGGAATAAAATGTGGGAAGTTCATTTTGCAGATGATGTTCCTCGCTGGAGAGTAGTTACATTTAAAAAAAGTGTAATAATTATGGAGAGAACCTTCAATGATTATGAAGAAGCTTGTGAGTACTTAAATACACTCAACGATATAGTAATGCATGAAAATACTTGAAGAATACCCCCCTATCATTGAAAGAATACAAGAAACATTTGAACTGAAAGGACGTGAAATATTTACTTGGGGTGATATTATTTACAATCCCAGCGGGGTCTATATAACTGATGAACTCTTTGCACATGAGTGTATTCACGAAGAGCAACAGGGAAAAGAAATAGAGCAATGGTGGGAAAAATACTTGACAGACGATGCGTTTCGATTTATAATGGAACTTGAAGCGCATCAGGTAGAGTATGCAGTTTATTGTGACAAGCACAAAGACCGCAACGAGAGAGCACGATATTTACAAGCAGTTGCAAATCGACTGGCTTCGCCCCTTTATGGAAGTATTGTATCAGCAAAAATTGCAAAGGAGAGAATAAGAAGTGGCTGGAGATAAGATTTATTTTACAGAATTCAAGGATGATCCTGCAGGTTGTGTTGAAGCAAAACAATTTTTAATCTCACTTGGAAAGTGGACTCCAGATCTTGAAAGGCGAGATGGCTGGGAGATTGTTGGTGCAGCAAATAAAGAAGTAAGAAAGCACAACGGGCAAGAGTGGGAGCCTTATGATGACATATAAAGTATATGATGCAAGAGAATACTTAAAAAAAGTTGGTGCTGGATCAGGTACAAATCTTCCTCATATTACTGATGAATATGCAAAGACTCTTGCAAAAGACGTTTCCGATTATTTTAAAAAGAATAATATGAACAAGGGCGCATGGGATATAGAATATATTGATCCAGATGAAGAGGTTTCCACATGAGCGAAGGAATTAAGTATGATAGTGAGAAACCAAAGATGAACCTACTGCCTCCGAAAGCTATTATGGAGGTAGCAAAAGTACTTACATTTGGTGCTGAGAAGTATGACGCAGAGAACTGGCGCAAGTTAGATGACTTACAGAATCGTTACACTGCCGGTGCTCTACGCCATATTTTTGCACATATGGACGGAGAACAGTTAGATCCAGAGACAAGGCTGTCACACATGGCTCACGCTCTCTGTTGTTTATTATTTAAGTTGGAGATAGAACTAGAAGATGGCGAGAGTAAAAAAGAAGAGTCACGAGAAACTAACACAACAGAACATACAGCATGTAATCAATCTGCTGAATCCGACGGACTCGTCGACAAAAGCTATAACGAAGCGGGAAGCATGCAACATATTAAACATCTCGTACAATACTACACGTCTTAGCAAAATACTCGAGGATTATCATGAACAAAAAGAGTATCGTGCAAGAAGAGTTTCACAAAATCGGGGCAGATCAGCAAGACCAGATGAGATTACAGACATCATTCGAGAGTATCTATCTGGAGAAAATATAAGTAATATTGCGAAAGGTTTATATCGTTCGCCCGCTTTTGTGAAAAGCATTTTAGAAAAGATCGGTGTACCACAACGTCCTACAAAGACTGAAGATCGTATGCAAGAATACTATCTTCCTGAAGAGTGTGTTGCCGAAGATTTTGAAGTAGGAGAGATAGTTTGGTCAGCCAACCATCACGCTCCTGCAGTAATTCAAAATAAGCTATCAAAAGAATATCAGGATAGCAAACCAGGAATTCATACTGTCGATTATGTGGGCAAGTATGGATGTAACTGTTACAGTATTCTGGTTCGTCAGAAGTCTTCTGGCAACTCTGATTATTATTACGACATACCAGACATTGGAGGTTTCTTCTCTTTTGCTCTGGCATATGATTTAGGAAAGCTGACTCACTTAGAGCAGTATGGAATTAACTTAGAAAACTTATAGGAGAAATGAATGCCAGTAAAATTCAAACCAACGACAAAAGTACGAAAGCGTGGTGGTGGTGTAGAAACAGTACACTACTATATGCACAAAACATCGACCGAAGAATTACTTCAGTATTTGGATAGTGCTTCTTCAAAGCCAAAGATAAAACAGAAAGTAAGAAATGAACTTACAAAACGAGGAGTACCTTTTGAAAACACAAGTGGATAGAAGTAACGATCCTTATTATCAAGGCATTTTTTGGTGCTATGAAGCACAGAAGTTCTTTCGTTGGGAAGAAATGCAAAACTGGTACGCAGAACAAAAACAGATAGCTGCTGAAGTAGAAATTCTTGGCTCACCTATCTAAAAATATTTCTTGACAAATATGTTAATTTGAAATATAATAGATTTTCATAATTAAGGAAACCTATGGGCGACCGATTTTATTTTCAACAACTCAATGCTCTGGGCACTTGCCCAGGGCTTCGTTCAACAACAAAAAGGAAGCGCAAAATGGCGTGGGATGATGATAAGAAAGCTGCTGTCATTGCAGCATATGAAGAAGCCGAACCAACTCCAGAAAACTCTATGGAGATTGTAAAAGACCTAGCTGAAGAATATGAAGAGTCACCAAATGGTGTACGAATGATACTCAGCAAAGCTGGCGTCTATGTAAAGAAAACCCCTGCAGCAAGTTCTAACGGTGGAGGATCTTCCTCTAGCGGCGGCACTCGTATATCCAAAGCAGCAGCTCAAGAAGACTTGATCTCAGCTTTGACAGATGCAGGTGTTGAGATTGATAGTGATATAGTTGAAAAGCTAACGGGGAAAGCAGCGCAATACTTTGCAAATGCTTTTAGGAGCAGCTCCGCCGCCTAAACTCCTTTCTATAGTGGTGCAGTAAAAGATTTTGCTAACCCACTAACTAAGGAGTTATAGTGAACAAGGAGGCTTTAGCAAAGTTAGTAACTGAGTATGGCGATGCAATTATCACCTACAGAAGTGAAAACTCCAAAAAACTAAAATACAATGTATGCACATTAGATTTTAGTACCCCATACATTCAAAACAAAAAGAATAGGGCAAAAGGGTCTGAAGGGACTCTTTTGCTTTTTTGTTGGGATACAGATTCATATAGACTTCTCAAACCTGAGAATGTTACAAGTGTAGTTCCTCTTTCTTCTGTTTTACAGAATAGGAAGTAGTAATGGAATTATATGAAGCGCCTCCTGTTTATGAAAAAGTAATTCATGAGAATGAAGAAAAACAAACACAAGTAAGACTTACTATCAACCCTTTTCGAGGAATAGAATATCTGCATCTTCGAGAGTACTATATGGACTTTGATGAAGAGTGGAAACCAACACCCAAAGGCATAGCAATGGAACTAGACTTTAATAATTCAAGAGAATTATTCTCTGGACTCGTAGAGATACTTTCTCTAGCTGAAGCAAAGTCTGTGCTTGAAGATCATTTTAAAGATTTTCTTGACAAGATCTATAAATAGTTCTTGACTTCTTTCCCCAAATCTCGTATAATATAGGTTCTAATGAGTGAGAGAACCATGAAAGAATTTTTGGATAATGCAGCAGATCAGTACTACAAAGGTACACCTATTATATCTGATCCAGAGTTTGATAAACTCGCAGAGATACATAACTACAGCAGTGTAGGTTATAGTATCACTGATGGTACTCCTCATTATATTCAAATGTATTCTCTACAGAAGTTTTTTTCTGTAGAAGATTGCCCTGCCACAAAAGAAGACTCCGGCTACATTGGAAGTCCAAAGCTAGATGGAGCAGCAGTATCTATTCTATATGTTGATGGAAAGTTTCAACACGCTCTTACTCGGGGTGATGGCAAACTTGGAAGAGACATAAGCGATAAGATGGAACATCTAGTTCCTGATAGAATACTAACCAATCACAGAACTCTTCAGATAACTGGCGAAGTAGTCGCTCCCAAAGAATTACCGAATGCAAGAAATCTGGCAGCGGGGTCGTTGAATCTCAAAGATGTAGATGAGTTTCTTACTCGCCCTTTGAAGTTTATCGCCTATGATGCACAGCCAAACTTGCATGCTCTTTGGTCTATGAGTCTAAAAGAATTATTTAAGTTTGGTTTTCTAACAGTTCTTGGAGAAGATTGGACAAATATCTATCCAACAGATGGACAAGTATATCGTATAAATAGATACGAAACATTTGAAAAAATGGGCTACACAGCCCATCATCCTCGTGGGGCTTTTGCTCTCAAAGAGCAGAAGGAGGGGGTAGTAACTAAACTACTTGATGTCAAATGGCAAGTCGGAAAAAGCGGTGTTGTAAGCCCAGTAGCAATTCTTGAACCAGTAATTATTGGTGATGCAGAAGTTTCTAGGGCTACTCTCCACAACATTCAATATATCGAGGGTTTAGACCTTGAAATCGGATGCTCTGTGGAGGTTATTCGCAGTGGGGAAATTATACCCCGAATTTTGCGACGAGTTAAGAAAAAATAGTTCTTGACAAACATCCCAAATTTTAGTAAAATATACGTTCAATTTCAAAGGAGTAATTTGTGTCATCAATTCAAGCACCAACCAACTGTCCCAGTTGTAATTCAGTACTTGAATGGGTAAATCACATTCTTTATTGCCGCAACAATCTTTGCGGAGACCAATCATCTAAGAAAATAGAACACTTTGCTAAGACCTTGAAAATCAAAGGTCTTGGACCTGCTGCAGTCGAAAAACTACAGCTTGAAGTTGTAGATGAGATTTACAATCTTTCTGAATCAGAAATTACAGAAAGACTGGGGTCACAAAAACTCGCCGAGAAATTGTATGTAGAGATTGAAAACTCAAAACTTGCACCATTGAATGCATTATTACCAGCTTTCAGCATTCGTTTGATTGGCAAGACAGCAACCGACAAACTATCAACAGTATGCAGTTCCATAGATGATATAACAGAGGATAGTTGTAAAGAAGCAGGTCTAGGTCAAATAGCGACGCGCTCTCTTCTTGAATGGTTAGAAGAGGAGTATCCTTTTCTAGAGCTTCCCCATACTTGGAAGTTCGAGAAAGGTACAAGAAAAGCTAATGCAGGAGTAGTATGTATTAGTGGCAAGTTGAAGAGTTACAAAACCAAGGCTGAAGCCGCTAAAGTATTGCAAGAGTGTGGCTATACAATCAAAGATAGTGTCACAAAAGACGTAACAATACTCGTCAATGAAAGCGGGATTGAGTCCCAAAAAACAGCAAAAGCCAGAGAATCTGGCGTAACTATAGTTGAAAATCTAGTAGATTTTTTAGGAGAAAAACATGGCATTGCCTAAGTGGACAGAAGAGCGAACCAATGAACTCACTGAGTTTGTTGGAGATGAAGCTCCTATATCTCAAGCAACTGTTGCAGAAGCAGCAGACCAGCTTGAAACTTCAACTCGATCTATTTCTAGCAAATTGAGAAAGATGGGTTATGAAGTAGAGCTAGCCTCTACGGCTACCTCTCGTACCTTTTCGGAAGATCAAGAGGCAACTCTTGCAGCTTTTGTATCGGATAACAGCGGTGAGTATACTTATACTCAAATCGCAGAGCACTTTGAAAATGGTGCATTCTCTGCCAAGTCAATCCAAGGAAAGATTCTTTCTATGGAATTGACCGATCACGTCAAGCCTGCTCCCAAAGTAGAAGCAGTGCGAACCTACTCTCCAGAGGAAGAAGACACCTTTGTTGAAATGGTAAATGACGGAGCATTTGTTGAGCAAATCGCAGACGCTCTTGATCGAAGCGTAAACTCAGTACGAGGCAAGGCTCTTAGCCTACTTCGTTCTGGTGATATTGATGCGATTCCGCGTCAAGAGTTTACGAAAGGAACTTCCAAAGAAGATCCTTTGGCAGATTTGGGCGACGTGTCAGAAATGACTGTCGACACAATAGCAGACGCTATTGGCAAAACTCCTCGTGGAGTTAAGACGATGCTAACGCGTCGAGGCCTAATAGCGGCTGATTATGACGGTGCTGCAAAGCAAGCAAAAGCAGCAGGTTAATTTAGGCGGGGAAACCCGCCTTATCTTCGGGGGAAGAGTTGAACATCGCAAGTGCGTTAATAAAGCAGGTTATAGCTCTGCAGGATTTTGATACCTGGAGTTCTGTACGCCGAGATTATTTACCAACCGAGTATCATAGTCTATTTTCTATAATAGACAAACATACTACGACGTATCACTCTCTTCCCACCTTTGAAGAACTAAAGTTTTCTATTCGTGATTCAAAGTCTCTGGAAAAGCTATATGCTATTGAGACAGTACAAGTTGAGGCAGATGCTTCAATGCTTCTTGAGTATCTCAAGAACGAGTACACTCAGAAAGAGATTCTTGATTCACTTGAAACTTATATCGACACTTCTGTAGCTTTTGAAAATGCAGAAGAGTCAGTAACACACCTACACCAGATTGTTCTGGATGTAGAAAAGAAAGTTGACTTGCAGCCGCCTCAAGAGAGTATGCAACGTATCTCTCTATTTGAGGATGATGAAGAGATTTCCAAGTATCTCGCTCTTGGTCTAAATGAGAACTATGATCGTGAGATTCGGTTCTCTCCAAAAGACCTTGTGTTGATTGGAGGCAGACGAGGTGCTGGTAAATCTCTGACTTGTGCAAATATTGCTCACAATGTGTTTGAAAGTGGTAGATCCGCAATGTATTTTACCATAGAGATGGATTCCATCCAGACTTTGCAAAGAGTCTGTTCAATCGCAACGGGTGTACCATTCTCAAGACTTAGAACTAAGAATCTAAGTATTTCAGAGTGGGAAGACGTAACTGCTTGGTTTGCTGGTCGTTTTGAAAATAGTAATGAAGTTTTGGAAGAATATAAGGAACACAGGAACTTTGAAGACTTTCATCATAAATTGACAACTACATGTGGGCTTCTCCCGACCCAACAGGTAGATGTAATTTATGATCCAGGCTTGACGCTTGCAAAGATCAAAGCCGAAATGGACAAGAAAGTGAAAGCACTCGATGTAGCCGTGGTTCTTGTAGATTACATAAACCAAGTGAAACGTTCCGCCATTCCTTCGAGAATGGGACAGTACGACTGGACAGAGCAGATAGAAGTGAGTAAAGCACTAAAGAGTATGGCACAAGAGTATGAATGTACTGTTGTAACTCCATACCAAACAGACGCTAGCGGTGAAGCGCGTTTTGCAAAAGGTATACTTGATGCCGCTGATGCTGCGTATGCTCTTGAGACTTATGACCAAGAGGATGCCTGTATCACATTCAACTGTACTAAAATGCGCTCCGCTGCTATGCGATCTTTCACTTCCACAGTTAACTGGGAAACAATGAAGATTGGCCCCGAGACTGCGATGACTCCCAAAGAAAAAGAGGATGCAGATCAAAAGACAGGAGAAGATATAGATGATCTCTAGAAGTGACTTACCGCAACTAAACGCTACAGTATTAATTGAAAATAATATTCATTATGAATATTTAAGAGTTACACCTTCTTCTATAAAGCCTATCCAAAGTGATAGGCTTCCTTTTGATGACGATAAGTATATTAAAAGATATACAAGAATTATAAGAGATACCTACAACCCCTTGATAGTTGATAAAGATTTTAATCTTATTGATGGACACCATCGTTATGATATTATACGAAGAATGGAACCAGAGATGACATCAGTCAGAGTTCTACAAGTTGAGATGACTTACCAGAAACTTTTGGAGTTCTTCAAAAAATAATACTTGACATCTTATGTCAAAGCCTGTATAATATATGTTCACATTTCGGAGGAATCTATGTTTATACAAGGTAATCTAAATTATACCTACTCAGGTAGAAAGAAAAAGTCTTACAAAGTGAAGAAAGTTCAGAAGACTTTTGTGCCTCTCAATCCAAAAAAACATCATCAGTTTAGTCCTGTATGGTGGGAACAAAAAAAGAATCAACCAAAGTCCAGGGAGTTTTTGCCTTGGACAGATCCGGATTGTCAACTTTACAAGAAAAATATTAGTAGTAACTATACTGTAAGTGTGCCTTATAATAAAGGTGCATATCAAGTAATTTCAAAAGAGGATGTAAAACACATTGGAAAGTAGCATAACATATAAAGCTGTAAAGGCTCTACAGGCTCAGCTTCAAGCTTCATACTCTCGAATCTCAGCGTTAACTGCTGAAGTCGAACTCTATAAGAAAAAGTATCGAGATGCTGTGGACAATAATGAGTATAAAGAAAAGTATCGCAACTTAGTAGATCATCAAAATGAAATCTTACAGAGAGATTTTAAGATGCGACAAAAGTCTTTAACAGAATTAAACTATGATGGTGATGATGAACTTGAAGGACACTAATCCAGAACAACTAGAACTATTCGTTGAAGAAGAGCCTATCCCAACTTGGGGAGAAATGATAAGAGATCCTGAATCAGTGTTTATTCTAGGATGTCTAATAGCTGTAGTACTGTTGATGATATTTTGGTAATGAATGTAGAAGAATTATTACAATCAAGAGGAATATCGTACATACCCAAAGGAAAAGACTTCGTAGTACGTTGTCTAAATCCAGACCATGCCGATAAGAATCCAAGTATGCGAATCGATCAGATTGATGGTCGATTCAATTGCTTTGCCTGTGAGTTTAAAGGAAATCTTTTTGCACTTTTTGGAGAGAAGTTTGGAGGACTGCAGGTAAAGAGAGATATGGTGACAAAAAAGATTAGAGAAAAAAGAGCAGAAAGTATAGGACTGACTTTTCCCACAAACTATATGCCTTATGTTGGTAACTGGCGTAATATTTCGCCAAAAACATATGCAAAGTTTGAAGCATTTGAACATACTGGAAAAGATTTTATTAGTCGTATAAATTTTCCCATACGAGATATTTCTGGAAAGATAGTGGCTTTCCAGGGTAGACATACAGGTGGAGATACTCCAAAGTATTTATTTACACCTGCTGGTGCAACCCTCCCTCTCTTTCCACAAGTATCTCCTCGAAGAGGGGATGTAATTCTTGTAGAAGGCATATTTGATATGCTAAATCTACATGATAAAGGAATAGAAAATGCTGTTTGTTGTTTTGGTACAAACAATGTTAATGAAGATAAACTTGCTATACTACATATGCAAGGAGTAAGTAGCATTACCATCTTTTTTGACGGAGATGAAGCAGGACAGAAAGCAGCAACAAATGTGAAAGTGATGAGCGAAAAAACTGGTTTTCGCGTTCGGAATGTAAGTCTACAAGACATAGATCCTGGAGCGCTTTCAGAAACTCAAATCCGTAAATTGGAGAGTAAATTATATGCCTAAAGTTGCATTAGTAGAAACTAAACCTAGCCGCACAAACTTCTCTCGTGAGTTTGATGGGGCTTTTGAATTTGATCAGTATCAATTATGTTCTGATCCTACAATCAAAAAAGTACTCAAGCGAGACTGTGACATTCAAATCGACACGGGGTTGTATGATTGGATAGTCCTAGTGGGTGCAGATGCACTCAAGTATTTTACAAAAATTAATTCAGTTACAGAATATTCTGGTAAGAAAGTAGAAGGTAAGTTCTTGCCTGTAATCAATCCTGCAATGCTTGCATTCAAACCAGAAGCTCGTAGAACGTGGGATGATTCTAAATCTAGTATCATTGCGTATATCAATGGTGAGATTGAAGATGTAATCATAGATGAAACTATCGCTATGGGTACGCAAGATACAGAAGTTGCTAGAGCTTGGATTGACGCTGCTCTTGCAGCAAAACCTGAGTATCTTGCACTTGACTCAGAAACAAATGGACTGTATCCTCGAAATGGTCACATGATCGGTATCTCGATGTCTTACACAGGCAAAGATGGTATCTACATTGATACTGACTGCTTCGACGAAGATATAGAAGAAAAGCTAGGAAGACTCTTTAAGAATACAAAAGTGATTTTTCATAATGCCAAGTTTGATATGGCATTCTTTGAGTACCACTTTAACTTTGAGTTTCCTGACTTTGAAGACACTATGTTGCTCCATTACCTCATAGACGAGAATCCCGGAGGGCATGGTTTGAAAGAGCTATCGTTAAAGTTTACCCCTTACGGTGATTATGAAAAGCCAATGTATGATTGGATAGATCAGTACAAAAGAAGTAATGGTCTAAATCAAAGTAGTTTTACTTGGGACATGATTCCCTTTGATGTTATGAAAACTTATGCAGCTATGGATGCTGTATGTACTTATCTTCTTTATGAGAAGTTTGTAAAGATTAAGCAGAATCCAAAGCTAAAGAATGTATATGATAAAATTTTGATTCCTGGCTGTCGTTTTCTTATGGATGCACAGGATAATGGCGTACCTTTTGACCCACAGCGTCTTCTCAAGTCTCAGTCGCTTATGCAACAAGAGATTGATGATGCTATTGATGAACTCTACAAAGTGGAGGCAGTAAGAGACTTTGAAAAAGCACAGGGAAAAGAATTTAATCCAAACAGCACAGTACAACTACGATCTTTACTATTTGACTATATTGGATTGCAGCCTACGGGCAAGAAAACAGGGACAGGAGCAAACTCAACAGATGCGGAAGTTTTACAGCAACTCGGGGAGCAACATGACGTACCTAAGTTTATTCTTAACATACGTCAGAAGTCTAAGATTAAGAATACATACTTGGATAAAATCATTCCTCAACTCGACCGTGATCGTCGTCTCAGAACTAATTTTAATTTACATGGCACTACTTCCGGGCGTCTTAGTTCTAGTGGTAAACTTAATATGCAACAACTGCCTCGTGATAACCCTATAGTCAAAGGGTGTATTCGTGCCAAAGAAGGAAACAAAATTGTTGCAATGGACTTAACCACTGCAGAAGTATATGTTGCAGCAAAGCTTGCAGAAGACGAAGCATTGATGGAAGTATTCCGCAGCGGCGGAAACTTTCATAGTAGTATTGCAAAAACAGTATTTAAGTTACCTTGTGATGTAGAAGAAGTTGCCGAACTTTATGGAACTCAAAGACAAGCTGCAAAAGCAGTTACATTCGGCATAATGTATGGGGCTGGTCCTTCAAAGATTAGTCAACAAGTAACAAAAGATTCAGGGAAGTATTTTAGTGTATCAGAAGCTAAAGAAGTTATTGAGGATTATTTCGGCTCTTTTCACCGTCTTAAAAAGTGGATTGAGACAAATCAAAGATTCATTAATCAGAATGGTTTCGTTTATTCGTTTTTTGGACGAAAACGACGACTTCCAAATGTACTATCTGAAGATGCTGGTATTCGTAGTCATTCTGTTCGTTCTGGCCTTAATTTTTTGGTTCAGTCAACTGCTTCAGATATTAATCTACTAGGAGCTATTGATACGCACAGAGTAGTAGAACATCGAAATATGCAGTCTCGTATCTTTGCTTTGGTACATGACTCAATACTTGCAGAAGTACCAAATAAAGAAGTAGAAGAATATTGTGAAATATTAAAACAATGTGTTCAACAAGATAGAGGAGTAAATATACCGGGTGCCCCTATTGGATGTGACTTT